TAATATCAGATTCAGGAACGGTTACAGGTGTGGTAGCACTTACAGCAAGTGGTGCAATTACAGGTGGAACACTAGCTGGTACATTATCAACAGCGGCACAACCAAACGTAACATCTGTTGGTACACTAAGTTCATTAACTGCTTCAGGTGCAGTACAAGGTGGTTCTTTAACAGACGGAACAGCTACACTGTCGAGTGGTGCTTTAGCAAGTGCTACTACAGTTACAGCAAGTGGTGCAGTTACAGGTGGTTCTTTAACAGACGGAACAGCAACAATCACAGCAGGTGCAGTTACAGGAGTTACTACACTTACAGCAACAGGTAATATTGGTAGTGGTAATGTTAATACAACAGCAGTAGCATATGGATCTACGGGTGTTCAGGATAGAGCTACTAGAGAAATATTTAAAACTCTTACTTCAGATGAAAGTGCTATTTCATCTACGCCAACTAATGCTTTTGGTGTATCTCCAAACTTGGTAGCAGGCAAGTATTATGAGTTCTTTGCAATATTAAAATATACTAATAGTTCAACAGGAGTACCTACATTTGGATTTACTGATAATTCGGCAGACATTACTCACTTTAATTGTCAAGTAACTACATCAACACACGATGGCGGTATAACAGCTGATACTAAACACTTTAGTCTTACTGCAGAAACATTAGTAGGCACTAACCTAAACACAGCAGATGACTATGTTGCAGTGTATCACGGAACAGTTGTTCCTAACACAGGCGGTAGATTAGATTTTAACTTATCAGTTGACGCAGGAACAGTTACTCCAAAAGCAGGCAGTAGCTTTAGATTTACAGAAAGATCAGCAAGTTCATTTGGTGACGTAGCATAATTTAAGGGAGTAAGTAATGCCCTTAACTCGGCCCAAAGCACATCAACTATCCGGACAGTCAGCAAAGAGTGCTGTCCGAGTAGTATCAACATCAAACATAACACTAGCCGGTAGTGCCGCATCAACGGTTGACGGTGTTAGCCTTACCTTAGAAGATAGAATACTTGTTACAGGACAGACAGATACTACAGAAAATGGCATCTATCGAGTTACAACTGTAGGTTCAGGATCCAATGGAACTTGGGTACGTAGTAGAGATGCTAATCAATCATATGAAGTACTGGCAGGAATGACATGTATAGTCAATGAAGGTTCAACATATGCGGATACGTTTTGGAAACTAACAACTGATGGTGAAGTAACACTTGGCACAACAACATTAATATTTGAACAGCATTCATCTATTGATAGAAGTTCAGTGGATGCTCTAGCAGATGTTACACTTACATCAACAGCAACAAATGACTTACTAACATATAATGGCTCACAGTGGGTTAATAGTTCGTCGATAGATTTATCTGGTGATATCACTGTGTCAGGTGATTTAGATATAGATGATGCTGATTCTGTGTTTGTACACGGTGACACAGGTTTTGTTAATAAAAGATATGTATTATACGGAACAACTACAGACGACTCAGTAACTGAAATATTTGTAGGTGGAACAACAAATTCAAGAGTTGGTGTTAGCACTGACACAACAATCTTTTATACTGTAGATGTTGTAGCTAGAAGAACAGATACTACAGGTGAATCAGCAGGGTGGCAGTTAAAAGGTGTAGCAGATAATTTTTCAGGCACAACTGCAGACGTTGGTGATGTTTATGAAGTTTCTGTTGCTCGTGATGACACTGACTGGACCGTTGATGCTTTAGCAGGTGATACTGAAGATGCGGTTGTTGTTACTTGTCAAGGTGCCACAGGCAAAACAATTAAATGGATGGCAGTGGTAAAAACAATGGAGATTACTAACTAATGGCTTGGTTCACCTCATATTCAAAACGTTCACGAGGATTTAGATTTGATAACGTTTTTAAAACATTTGCATTAGGCGGAACAACTGTTGCTGATGCTTCTAGTACAACTCACTTTGATGGTGTGGATAATCAGGATTTAGGTTTAATTACCGACAGGAGTACTAGTGAAGAAGACTTAGGACTAGTAACAGATACACCAGCTACAGCAACATATAATTTAGGTGTTTTTGCTACAGCAATTACAGCTAGCCAACTAAGCATTCCAGCATACACAGTTAGTACAGTGCCAACTGCTACTAGTGCAGTAGCACAAATTATATATGTTAGTGACGAAACTAACGGGGCTACTTTAGCGTTTAGTGATGGAACTAATTGGCGACGAGTTCAAGATCTTGCAATAATCAGTTAGTGATAAATACTAATATAATAAAGGAATTCAAACGTGGCAAAACAAGTACAATTTAGAAGAGGAACAACATCACAGAATAACTCGTTTACTGGTGCAGTAGGGGAACTTACTGTAGACACTGATCGCGATATTGTTCGTATACACGATGGTTCCACAGCTGGCGGATTTGAAATTCCAGGATACACTGTATATGCTGATCTGTTAAATGGCCAAAGTGATGGTGTAGGGAATATTGGTAATTCTAGTGTAGGATTTAACACAGTCCATGCTAAATCAACATCAGCACAATACGCTGACGTTGCTGAGCGTTACACTACTGACAAAATTTATGAACCAGGTACTGTCGTTGTTATTGGTGGTGATAGTGAAACAACTGAATGTACAAAATCAAACGATCATGCAGTACTAGGTATTATTTCAACAGACCCTGCTGTTAAAATGAACCAATCAATTGACGGACAAGACATTGCTCTATTAGGTCGTGTTCCATGTAAAGTTGTTGGTCAAGTCAACAGAGGTGATCTATTAGTAACAAGTGCAACACCAGGACATGCAGAAGCACGCAACGGTGAATATGTTCCTGGATCAATTATTGGTAAAGCACTTGAAGCAAAGAACACGGACGACGCAGGAACCATCGAAGTAGCGGTAGGCAGACTCTAACATGCAAGAAATTTACCGTAAAGATTATGACGGTGAATATGTTGTTCTTAACACTTCTATTCAAAACGGAAAACGTGTAACTGAAAAAGAATGGGTCGATAACCCAATCGAGAATCAGCATATATCAGGTAGAGCCGCTATTATAGCTAGTGGCGAATCTAGAAAAACATTTGACGTTTCGAGACTACAGCGACATAGAGGCGGATTGCTAGGCCGCAAAAAACTTCAGACATACGGAACAGGTCAACTTCATAAAGAAATGCAATTAGATTTCTTTGTTTCGTTTGATGAGAAAAAACTAAAAGAATGTGTTGAGTTAGGCTACACAAGCCGAGCAACAGTTTACACATCAGCAAAACAATGTTTATTAACACCTGGAGAATTCTTTTTAGTACCACAATCAATGCGAGGACGTACTGCTACTGTTGCGGCCTGGTTAGCATGTTTTGATGGACACAAAGAAGTGTTTTTACTAGGGTTTGATGGACAACAGTGTGATGGTTACAACAATAACATTTATGTTTCTAGTGATGATCCAGATAAGCATAGAACTATTGAGGATCATAAAATCCGAAATCAAATGAAACAGTTAATGACAACTTACTTGGGTGTAGATTTTTATCATGTTAGCAACGGTGAATCTATCTACAACGAGTGGAAAGAATGCCCGAACTTTAAATCTATGTCTTATCCAGAATGGATTAGTTACTGCGACGTACAGTAATCGTTAAGTAATATTAGATTGAATGATTTTAACTTTACTTTGAATTTCATCTATATTAATAGTAGCAAAGAATCCTGGGTGTAAAGGTTTAGGTATTTCTCCCGAGTCTACCCATGTGTAACCGTAGTGCTCATTGTTAAGCACAGGAATAAATTCTTCTTCTAATAATCCAAAAAATGTATGGTAGATAAACTTGTTATCTGGTGATGTAAAATGCTCTATTGGAATTAATCTTTCTACACCTGGATAACTACCTAATTCTTCTTGGCATTCTCGTTGGATAGCATCAAGTAAACTTTCATTTTTTTCTACTTTGCCACCAGGTAGTCCCCAAGCGCCAGGGTGCTTTGGGTCATTTCTTAATAGATAAAGATATCTGTTTGTTGATTTACTGTAAAGCCAAATGCCTACAGCATTTATAGTACAAGACTCCATTCGCCGCCTTCGTATAAACCTTGGTAACTCTTAGTCCAAGAAGTACCATCCCATTTATACTGAATACTTGTTGTTAAATTACTTACATATTGTTTAGTACTGTTTGCACTAGCGTCGAAAGAAACTGTCCAATTAGAACCATCATATTCGATGATATCGTTAGCAGAAGCAACTACACTACCCCACGCATCCGAAGCGTCTGTGTTGTCTGCATCTCCTATTGCATCTAATAGTAGATAACGTTGGCCTGTAGTGGCCGAAGCTAACCCGGTACCAGGTCCGCTATCTAAAGGATTAATAACTGCGGTTACTGCTGTTAAGGTATTTGTGGGAATACTATCTGCATCAACTGTGAAAAGTAGGTAATGGTCATCTGCTGGATGATAAGCAACTGTACCTACTACTTCTGATGTAGTTCCGGGTATTGCTAATCTAACTTGACTAATACCAGCACGTAATTCACCGTATACGTCTATTAAACTCTTCCAAAATATACTACTTGCTTGTCCTTCTGCAGGATTTAGTGTTCCTTCATTTTCTTCTATTTGGTTGTGTTTTAATAACTGTAGTTGATTACCTATTAAAGCAACTTGATAACCAAACGGTGTAATTTTTTGTCTTGTACCTAACAGTAAGTCATCATTTAATAATGCTTCGTTAGCGTCGCCATCAGCATCAAATACACTAGAAATAATTTTATGGATAACACCCATTTTAGTAACTCTTGCTGGAGGTGATATGAAAATTGGTAAACTAAATGTTAGTGTAGTAATGTCAATGTTTGCCTCTGTACCCTGTGGTATTGAGCGTGAACTCCAATTAGTTCCAGTTAGTTCTACGACACTCAATGATGTCCAGTCAACGTAGTTATCTGTTGATTGTATTTCTAAACTTGGATTAAACAAAGTTAGAACTTGTTCTAACACCTGTAGTTTCATTGTAGTGTTTGTAGTCCATATATCTAAATTAATTGTTAAGTTATACGGTACTGGCATTAAACGTTCTACTGTAAACGCATTTCCTTGCGTAGCTTCGTATGATTGTGTAGTATCGTCCCAGGTGCGTTGCCTAAATGTTTTCTTATCTACAAAACTTGGGTCTTGCATTCTATCTCTAGCATAGTCAAGATTAGTAATGTAAAATGTCATTAAAGGTGAATTGGGTATTTTGTTTGCTGAGTTGTCAGACATAATAACAGAGGCCTGCTTGCTAGCATCACCGTAACGTACAGGTATCCTAGTATAAGTAGGTGCACCAGAGTCGTCTCTGCCGTACTCGACTTGAAAGTTTGAAAAAATTCTTGTAAATTGTAATAAGAATCTTCTTATTTGTTCGTCATAAAAGAACTGTTGTAAAGCCATTAATTATCCTTCTTGGGTTTAAGCAAGTCACTAAGTGATTGTCGACTTGAAATATCACCTCTATCTGTTGTACTAATTGTTTCAGTATTGTTAACGAACTGGCTACGTTGTGTTTTATTATCATTACCTGGAGTA